AACTGGGGGCGTGTGCCCACCACGGTAACGATCTTTTTCATGCGTCTTCCCTTTCTGCGTCCATTTTTTCTTACAGCCGCCAGAAGCGCAGGCCGGAGGCCTTCAACTCGTCCATGCGGTAGAGGCTCTTGACATCAATGAGCACCCGCTCATCGTTGGAAAGCTCGCCCTTGAACAGCTCCCGGAGTTGCATGAGGGACAGGGCGCGGAATTCGCCGTGGCCCACCGCCACGATGACGCAGTCCGCCTTGGGGATCTCATCGAAGGGAACGAGATCCACGCCGTAGACCTGCTTGGCCACCTCGGCATCCGCCCAAGGATCGGCAACGGTAGGCTGGATATCATACTCCCGCAGGCGGTCAATGATGTCAACCACCTTGCTGTTGCGGGTGTCGGGGCAGTTTTCCTTGAAGGTAATGCCGAGAATGACCACCGTGGCCTTCTTCGGCGCTTTGCCCGCCTCGATCATCTGCTTGATGGCGGCGTCTGCCACGAACGCTCCCATGCTGTCGTTGACCTTGCGGCCGTTCAGAATGATCTGGCTGTGATAGCCCAGCGCTTCGGCGGCGTTGGTGAGGTAGTAGGGGTCCACGCCGATGCAGTGGCCGCCCACCAGTCCGGGACGGAAGCCCAGAGCGTTCCACTTGGTGTTCATGCCGGCGAGCACCTCGTCGGTGTCGATGCCCATGCGGTCACAGATCTTGGCGACCTCGTTCATAAAGGCGATGTTGATATCCCGCTGGCTGTTCTCGATCACCTTGACCGCCTCAGCGGTCTTGATGGTGGAAACGGGGAAGGTCCCTGCCTTGATGACAATATCGTAGACCTTCTTGATCTCCCGGGCGCTCTCCTCGTCCATGCCGGAGACGATCTTCTGGATATTGGTCAGGGTATGAACACGGTCGCCGGGGTTGATGCGCTCGGGAGAGTAGCCGATCTTCCAGTCCTCGCCGCACTTGAGGCCGGACTCCTTCTCGATGATGGGGATGCAGATATCCTCCGTCACGCCGGGGTACACCGTGGACTCAAAGACCACGATGCTGCCGGGGGTGAGGTTCTGACCCACGGTGCGGGACGCGCCTTCGATGGGGCGCAGATCCGGCGTGGTGTCCGGGTTGACCGGCGTGGGCACGGCCACGATGAGGAACTTTGCCTCACGCAGACGCGCGGGATCGGAGGTGAAGTCCACGGTGGTATTTTTAATGGCTTCCCCCACCTCGTTGGTGGCGTCGATGCCGTTGGCGTATTCGTTCACCCGCTTTTCATTGATGTCAAAGCCGATGACCGGAGCGTGCTTGGCAAACTCCACCGCAAGGGGCATACCTACATAGCCGAGACCCACCAGAGCCAGCTTTTCCTCTCCGGTGATCAGTCCCTGATAAATTGCGTCAAACCCCATATCTGTTACTCCTCTGTACCGTTCTTCTCACCGTTGGCGGAAGAACCGTTGTTATTTGATCTCCTCGATTTGACTGCCATCACGCAGCCAATAATTCCGCCCGCAGTCCGGGCAGCGGAACTGTGTCATACCATCTGGACACAGCTTCTGTCCGCACGCGCAGACCCAGCCCGCCTGCTTGGCGGGAACGCCCAGCATCAGCGCATGGTCGGGCACATCGCTTGCGACAACGGCGCCCGCGCCGATGAGCGCCCACTTCCCCACCGTATGCCCGCAGACGACGGTGGCGTTGGCGCCGATGGACGCGCCCTCCTTTACGAGGGTCTTATGGTAGCCCGCGCTGCCCTTGGGGTACTTGGCGCGGGGGGTGAGGTCATTGGTAAAGACGCAGGACGGCCCGCAGAACACATCGTTTTCCAGCTCCACGCCCTCGTAGAGGGAAACGTTGTTCTGAATTTTACAGCCGTCGCCGACCTTCACATGATTGCTGACGTTGACGTTCTGCCCCAGTGAGCAGCGCTTACCGATGCGCGCGCCCCGCTGGATGTGGCAGAAATGCCAGATCTTCGTGCCCTCGCCGATCTCCACATCATCATCAATGTAAGAACTTTCGTGGACGAAATAACCTTTCATCACGCCGCCCACCTCCGTTCGGGGTATGTGCAGGGTGTGCAGTTATGCGATGCGGCGCAAATTACTCTCGTGTGTCCACG